CAGCTCTACGTTCGTATTGACGACAAACTTTCCAGGGTACAGAGAGGTCACGAGTATCCAGGAGACGACACCATCTTTGACCTCATTGGGTATTTAGTATTACTTTTAATTGCTAAGGAGAGAAATGAAACAGTATAGTAATAAGGAACATTTATCATTTGACGACATCTTGCTGGTACCCCAGCATTCTGAAATAGAAAGCAGAAAGGATGTTTCTCTTGCTACTAATCTAGGAAATGGAATAGAGCTTGGGCTGCCGATTATTGCAGCACCAATGGACACCGTTTGCGAATGGGAAATGGTAGAGGCTATGGATAATCTTGGTGGGATGGGTATCCTTCATAGGTATATGCCACTCGAAGAACAGCTTTCTATGGCTAGAATGTCTAGGGCACAGAAAGACCACAGGAATGTAGGAGGATCTGTCGGAGCTCGTAAAGCATTTATAGAAGACGCTATGATGCTTATTGAGGCTGGAGCAAACCTTATTCTAGTAGATGTTGCAAATGGTCACAATCAAAATGCAGTAACAGCCGTTGAGCTTTTGCGGAAAGAGATTCCTGGTGATGTTCACCTTATGGCTGGAAACGTTGCAACTTGGGACGGCTTTGCCAGACTGGGGGATGCTGGAGCAGATTCTATCAGAGTAGGTATTGGCGGTGGTTCAGCCTGCACCACTAGAGTGGTTAGTGCTCACGGAGTACCGACTCTTGCTTCTATCATAAACATTAGAGAAAAGTTTTACTATGGAGAAGGCCCAAGCTTAATCGCTGATGGTGGGATCAGGAACTCTGGTGACGCTGCTAAGGCTTTGGCTGCTGGGGCAAACGCCGTAATGGTCGGTAGAATGCTTGCCGGAACAGAAGAGTCTCCAGGACATGTTGTAGACGGACATAAAGTCTTTCGAGGAATGGCGTCTAAGGAGGCACAGGAGGACGGCAGGGGCTTTGTTTCTGGTGTAGAGGGTATCTCAACTAGGGTTCCTTTTGTTGGAAGTGTTAGTAATATTATTAATGACTTTGCTAATGGATTGCGAAGTGCCCTGTCGTATACGGGGGTAGAGAATCTTGTTGACTTCCAAGCCGATAGCGTGTATAATAAAGTATCGAGTAATTCATTACATGAAACTAAACCACACGCTAAGGAGTAGAATTGCGTAGTCGCATAAAGGTAGAGCCAAAGTCCACTAAATTTCAACGTGTTTACGAAATGCCTTTTGGCAATTTCACAATTGAACGCGGTGACCTGATTAAGATTCAGGGTGAGTGGGGTATGCGATTTAAGTTTGATTCTGTTACAACAAACACCGAAACGGGTGCACAGTGGGTAGACTGCTTTGAGGTTTACAAGCAACAGGCCGGATGCTTTAGGGCATTCAGTCTTGACAGAGTAAAGAGAATTCCAAAGAGAAGGGCACGCAGTGCAAAGCGAAGAACAGCAACTCCAACGTCTTGAGACAATAAACAAAGTTGTTGGAGAATATCTTAAGGGTAGCGACCCAACCAAAATTTCTAAACAACTATCTATACCTAGGAAACAGGTTGTAGAATACATAGACGAATGGAAAATAGTTGCTTCAGCAAATGATACTATTAGAGCTAGGGCAAGAGAAGCCTTGGCAGCCGCAGATGAACACTACGGCAGACTAATTGGTAAGTCATACGAAGTGATAGATGACGCAGATACCAACGGCGACCTGAGATCTAAGGCTGGCGCTATTAAGCTTGTTATGGACATTGAGTCTAAAAGAATTGAAATGTTGCAGAAGGCTGGCCTATTAGAAAATAAAGAACTGGCTGAAGAAATGATTGAGATTGAAAGAAAGCAAGAGATATTAAAACAAATTCTTATGGACATCGCTTCAGAGCATCCAGAGATCAGAGATAAGGTCATGCGTAAGCTTTCCCAGATAGCAAAACAGGGAGAAACCATCACAGTGGTGCAGGATGCCTAGTGACTTTAATGATTTCCTAGAAGTTCTTCAGGACAGTCCCTTTAACGAAGAGCCGGTAGATGCTAAAACATTTGTTGAGGGAGAAAATTATTTGGCCCAGCCACCACTATCTTCTATTCAATATGACGTTGTAGAAGGCATGAGTCAGATATACAAAAAAGAAGATCTTCAGGCTTTGATGGGTTTTGAAGAGGGGGCTAGATATTATAATAAGTTTACTAAGAATGAGATTATTCTTCAGCTTGGCAAGGGTAGCGGAAAAGACTTTACATCTACCGTTGCAGTATCGTATATAGTATATAAACTACTATGCCTTAAAGACCCAGCTAGATACTACGGTAAGCCATCTGGTGACGCCATTGATATTATCAACATTGCTATCAACGCACAGCAGGCTAAGAACGTTTTTTTTAAGGGCTTTAAGACCAAGATTGAGAAGTCCCCCTGGTTTGCTGGTAGGTACTATGCTAAGATGGACTCTATAGAGTTTGATCATTCCGTCACTGTTTACTCTGGGCACTCCGAACGGGAGTCTCATGAGGGGTTGAACCTGATGGTCGCTATCCTTGATGAGATCTCTGGTTTCGCTAGTGAAACAAACACAGGCAACGAACAGGGCAAGACAGCTGACAACATATACAAGGCTTTCCGTGGTACTGTAGATTCTCGTTTTCCAGATCTTGGCAAGGTGGTGTTGCTGTCATTCCCCAGGTATCCAGGAGACTTTATATCTACCAAATACGACGATGCCATTATGGACAAAGAAATTATTCAAAGAACTCATAAGTTTGTAATGAATCCAGAGTTGCCAGAAGACTCTGTCGGAAACAATTTAGAAATTTCGTGGGACGAAGATCACATCTTGCAATACAAGTATCCTGGAATCTTTGCATTAAAGAGGCCCACCTGGGAAGTAAACCCCACTAGAAAAATTGATGACTTTAAATTAGCATTCTACACAGACATTGGAGATGCCATGATGCGTTTTGCCTGTGTCCCTACCTTTGCATCAGATGCCTTCTTTAAGCAACAAGACAAGGTAAGGTCTGCAATGACAATCAGAAATCCTCTGGACACTTTCAGAAGATTCGACTCAAACTTTAAACCAAAAGAAGGAGTAAAATATTTTGTTCACGCCGACCTTGCTCAAAAGCATGACAAGTGTGCCGTAGCCATTGCTCACGTAGACAAGTGGGTAAGCATTCAAGTAATGAAAGACTATGAGCAGGTTGTTCCCGTTGTCGTGGTAGATGCTGTTGCTTGGTGGGAGCCAAGGGTAGAGGGGCCAGTCAACCTTTCAGAAGTAAAGCAGTGGATTCAAAACTTAAGAAGACAGGGCTTTGACTTGGGTATGGTTAGCTTTGACCGCTGGCAATCATTTGATATTCAAAATGAGCTAAACGCTGTAGGGATTAGAACAGAGACGGTATCGGTAGCCAAGAAGCACTATGAAGATATGGCCATGCTTATCTATGAAGACAGGGTAGCCCTCCCAGCGATTGAGTTGTTGTTTGACGAACTTACCCAGCTTAAGATTATGAAAAACAACAGGGTGGATCACCCCCGCAAAAGCTCTAAAGACCTGGCCGACGCTGTATGTGGGTCTATCTTTGGAGCTATCTCTCACACGCCCAGGGATAACTTTGGAGAAATAGAAATTCATACCTTCAGGGATAAGCCAAGGCGAGTTGAAGACTTGCCCGATAATGTGATAAACTATAAGCCTAAAGAAATAACCGAAGAAGTTAAAGACTATCTTGATCAGTTCAAAATGATCTAGATGTAGGGTATTTTTTCAGGCAAAACCACTAGATTTAGTATAAACGGAGAGTACAATTGATACCTATTGACATTATTTATTTCTCCAACTATTCTGGAAACACTAAGAGATTCGTGGAGAAATTAAATGACAGCAGTGCAACTAGGATTCCTATTGATTGGGATCGTAATAGTCTTACCGCTACTCAGCCTTATGTCCTTATGGTACCTACTTACGGTGGTGGCGAAGGAAGAGCAGCAATACCCCGACAAGTACGATCTTTTTTAAACATAAAAGAAAATCGTAACCTTCTTCAGGGGGTGGTCGGTTTTGGAAACAGAAACTTTGGTGAGCATTTTTGCAAAGCCGCAGACTTAATTAGTGCAAAGACAGG